GAACAGCGAATCCACCTCGCCGCGCATGTTCTGCGCAAGGCAGTACTCGCCGGCCGTCAGCGGGTAGTGGTGCAGCACCGTCTCGAAATCGTCCAGCACCACCGTTGCAGCCGTGCCGAACGCGCCGAGTTCCTCGTACAGGGAGTGCAGCGCCCGGTAGGTGTTCGACCTGGCAAACACCTGCAGCATCAGGTGTGTGACATCGGCCAGCCATTGCTTGACCGCCGGCACCTTGACCAGGTCGGGGTCGCTGGTGGCCAGGCGGAACCACGGGCGTGCCGGGCTGGTCATCCCGGCCATCATCCCGGCCGACAACACCCGCAGCGCCCTGGTGCCGGTGTTGTCCAGAATGTTGCCGTGCCGCTTGTCGCCGCGGTTGCGGTCGCTGGCGAAGTACCGGCCCGCGCGCGGCAGCAGGTTGTCGCTGATCTCGCGCCAGTGCGGCCACCAGCTCGCCCGCTCGGCCTTGAGCATGGCCAAGCGCTTCTGCGCCTGCTTGCGCGGTCCGTCCATCGTCAGCCGCCCAGCAACGTGGTGCGGCCAAGCTGCAGGCCGGCAGGAGCCACGCCAGCGGCGCCGGTCAGCATGGTCGATCCGGCGCCAGAGCTCATGGTCTGGGCGTTGGCATCGGCCATGCCAAGCGGGTTTGGCCGCTTCGGGTTCGCCTTGTTGAACGTCTGGTCCGCTTCCGTCCTGGCTCGGTCAGCCGCCTGGTTCTGCGACTTGCGCGCCTTCTCGCCCTGGTAGACCTGCAGCGCCGTGCTGGCGCCCAGGCCCAGCGCCAGGCTGCCCACTGCGGCAGCTGACCCCGCACTGGCGCCAAGCGCAGTACCAATGCCCACAGTGATCGGATCGCACATCGCTCCTGCCCATCATCGAATCAACGAATAGGGGTCATAGTCCACGCGCCGCGCACCGCCACGCGCACCGGCCAATCGATCCTCAGCAGGCGGCGTGTCGTCCACAGGATGCGCAAAGGTCAGGGCAAGGGCATCGGCGTCGTCTGGGCTGGCCAGGCCGCGCTTCTCCATGTCCTCCTTGCGCTCGAGCTGCAGACGGTCGTCCGCCGTGAACCCGTACTCCACGCCGGTCAGGTCGGTGGCTAGCGCCTCGTCGGCCTGGATGCAGCCCACGCGCAGCCAGTCGCGCATCACGCCCCACATCTCGGCGCGCTTGTTGGCGTACTTCCTTGGGTCGTCCGGCTTGCCGCCGAACTGCACTTCGATCGGGTCCAGGTGCAGCTGCCTCAAGCGGTCCACCACGCCACCGCCCACGCCACCGCCGTCGACAAAGACCACCGGCCTCAGCCCCATCATGCGCAGGGTCGCCACGTGCTCAGCCACCCGGCTGGCCAGCTGCATGGTGTCCAGCCCGCGAAAGCGCCGCGGCTCGATGCTGCGCGCGTCGCGGCCGATCCGGGTGCGGATGACGCTCTGTGCGCCGCCGAACCTGGCCACATCCACGCCCACCGCCGCAGACCGGCCCACCTGGCGCACGTCCTGCAGCTCACGGCGCATGGCATCGTCGACCAGGTCGCGGGCGATGAACTGCAAACTGCTGGCACGCGGGAAGATGCCGCGCACCCGAACCCGCACAAAGTCGCTGTCTTCGCCGTAGTCGTCAACCCACCCCTGCAGCGTGGCCTTGTTGGTGATGGCCACGCTGCGGCTGTCGATCTGCCGCGTGTTCCACCGGTGGCGCTGCTTTCCGAAGCACTCAGCAAATGCGCCGGTGTTCCGCGTGGGGTTGCCGAATGCAAAGTGCATGGGCTCGCCGTCGGTCTTGCCGCCTTCGGACACCTCCCAGATTTTCGCGGGTATCGCCGATGCTTCGTCGAACAGATACCACGGCGTCGAGCTCGCCGCGTGCAAACCCGCGAAGCTCTCGCTGTTCTCTTCGCGGCTGGTCTGCGCGTCCACGCGCCAGCTCTCCGGGTGCGCGTTATGCACCAGGCGCATTGCCCCCTTGCCAGTGGTGATGGTGAACCAGTGCTTGTTGACTGCCCGGCTCAGCCAGGCGGCCACGCCGGCCCACGTCTTGCTGGCCAGCTGCTCGCCCGTGTTGGCAGTCACCACGCCGCGGCTGTGCGGCCTGGTCGACATGATCCACAGCGTCAGCCAGGCCGCCATCGCAGATTTGCCGATGCCGTGGCCCGAGCTCACTGCATACTGGATCGGCGGCACCGGCGCGCTGCCATCAAAGCCACGGGCCACCACGTCGCGGCCCACGTTGTCCAGCAGATCGCAGGCCCACGCATCCGGCCCGAACTCGCATCCGAAGCGACTGGCCCATGGCTCCGACAACCGCACCAGCTGCAGGCTGGCGTCGGTGTCCCACGGGAATGCGTACATCACGAACCCCAGCGGGTCGGCGTAGAACCCGGCCAGGTCCTCGGCCAGCGCCTGATCAAGGTCAGCCGGGCTTGCCACTGCGCTTTCGTGCTGCCGTCAGAATGGCGGCGGTGTCGGCCGTCACGTTGTGGTCGATCTGCTGCCTGTCGCCGTACTTGGTCGGCTGCTTGCGGGCCAGCATCCACTTGCGGGTGTCGATGCGCGTGCGCTGCCACGCCACCCATGCGGAATCGCGCTGCCCGGTTGCAGTCAGCGGCGGTTCCTCGTCGGCAATCTCTGCCAGGCCATCGAACTCGATCTCGTCAGCCATGGCGCGCGCGCGCGCATACTGGCCCTGGAGCGCTGGATCTGCCGCCACCACCGAGTCGAACGCCGACCGAGCGATGCCGACCTTCTTGCAGCACGCCCGCATTCCCTGGCCGCCCTGGGCGTACAGGTCAATGACCAACAGCGCCCGTGCGTGCGCATCACTTGGCCCCCGTGCGCGTTTTGCAGGGGCCCGTTTCTCCTTTGATGGAGCAGTGCGCGAAGTGCTGCGTTTGGTGGTCATGATTCGTCCAGCTTCCGTGCCAGCCATGCCGACCCGCCCAGGCGGTGCAGCTTGGCGCGATGGTGCAGCGAGATGCTCAGCTTCACGCGCACCTTCGGCAGCCTGGGCCGACGCGCAGGCGGCTTGTCCACTGTCGGGCCCACCTGGCCGCGGCGGCGTCCGTCCAGGATGCCCTTGACGCCCGACTTGCTCATGCCGTACTTGCGCGCCAGCGCCGACAGCGTCATCAGCGGCGCATGCTCAGGCCCGCGGTCGGCAATCAGCTGCTCAACCTCGCGGTCAGTCAACCTGGCGTTGGGGTGGCTTTCCCCAATGCGCAGGCCTCGCTCGTTGACTCGAACAGTTCCGCGGCGCATCACAGCTCCCACATCACGACAACCTCGGCTGCGTACTGTTTGGGCAGGCCCTGCCGCTGGTGGTAGCTCCACTGCAGGCGCGGGCTGCCATCGTTGATCCCCAGCCAATCGGCCACGCCGTCGCGGGTGGCCTTGAAGCCAGACTGCAGGTTGTCGCCATCGAGCTGGCGCGGTGCGATGCGCACCAGGTCGATCCACACCACGCCGTCATGCATGGGCCTGGCAAAGCGCTGCAGCACTGCCCGGGCAGTGGCGCGGTGCAGTCGGGCCCGTGCCGCCTTCTGGCGCCAGTGCTCGCGCCCGTTGGCCTCGCTGACGATGCGCAGGGGCAGGACGACAGACACCTTGGCCCTGGCCCGCTCTGGCGCCACCTGGGGCAGCGGCTCAGCGAGTGCGGGCCCTGGCACAGCGGGCAGGAATGTGCTGACATGGGCCACCATCAGGCGAACTCCACCGGCGCGGCGCCGGCCATAGCCTGGTGCGCAGCGTGGGCGATCAGGCCCTCATAGGCCACGGTCTTCTGCGGCGTGGCCATGCGAGAGAACCCGCAGACCTTGACGATCTTCGCGCGGCCCTTGCCCTGTGGCTCGCCTGGAACGGTGAAGCTGACGCCGGTCACAGCATCGCTCCCAGGTGGAACACGCTGGCCGGCGCGCGCAGCTTGAACGGCAGCGGCGCCGACGGGTGGGCATGCCGACGGATCGGTCGATCTGCCAGATCCGGCGATGCCCGCAGTTCTGCCATGCGGCTCTGGA